AACATCTACTGCATCTATAATATTTGGTGGAGTAGCGCCCCCAGGACCTGCTGGTGTTGGTAGCACAGAATTGTGGAATGGAAGTACTTGGACAGAAGTTGCAGATTTAAGCACTGGAAAAAAACAAATAAGTGGTGCGGGCACATCTACAGCAGGATTTGCTTATGCTGGGTATCCTGGTAACACAGCAGAGGAATGGAATGGTACAATTTGGTTTGAAGTTGCAGAATTAAGTGCGACACGATGGACAGCAGCTGGTTTTGGTACATCCTCATCTGCTATATGTGCAGGTGGAGATTCTGATCCTGGTAATGTGGCAACGACAGAAGAATATTCAGGAGTAACAACAGCCGCAGAAGCTTCTGATATCTCATTTGACTAATGTTTTAAAAACAAGTATAAAGTCACTATATGAAAGAGAAAAGAAACATACACGAACTCATTGTACGCGAAGAGCCACACCTTCGTGAAATTTTAGATCCTGCACAAGTTGCAAAGTTTAAGGAATTAACAAACGAACTTAGAGACACTTGGACGAAGAAACAGATGTTTCGGACTAAAACAGAAATGGAGTTTTCTGTGCTTAATGATGCTAAGTATCCAACCAATGCTGCTAAGTATTGGCAATGTGTAAGAGAACAAAATACACATATGGAAAATCTAATGCATTTATCTTTTGATGCTCGTAAAAATGATATTGAAATAAAACAAAAATTAAAAGAACTAGAAGAAGAAAAAGACGAATTAAAAAAAGAACTCATACAAGTAGAAATAGACGAGAAAACTTATAGTAAGGCATCAATGCAACTCGTAGCTGCTCATCGTATGAGAGAAGTAACCGAATGGTCTAATTTTAAAAAAATATATAATGATGGCACATTTGATGATAAGAATGTGGATACTCACCAGTTACTTTCATACAAAAAAATTATGAAGAATAGAAAGAATACATTGACACCAGGATCTTCTCAACCTGAAGTTTTTAATGTCCTAGGACAAATGCAATCTATTGAGAGAATAGAAGAAGAAAGAAAAGCCCTGAGTCATGAAAAAAAGAAAGCCATCAGTGAAACACCCAAATACGGAAAACAAGGATAAACAAATCTTTTTTCTTTGTGCGATGCCAAGATCAGGGAATACTCTGTTTGCATCAATCATGAATCAAAATCCAGAACTTGTTGTTACAGCCAACAGTATTACTCTGGAAATTATGAAAGAGTTATTTCTTCTTAAAAAAATAGATACCTTTAAAAATTTTCCTGATGAACAATCTTTAGATAATGTTATGGATGAAGTTTATAATTTTTATTATAAACATTGGAACTATAAAATCATTATAGATCGTGGTCCTGTCTGTACACCTGGTAATCTAAAGGTTATGCAAAAACATTTTAAACAACCTATTCGTTGTGTAGTTATTTTAAGAGATTTATTAGATGTATTGGCTTCTTACATTAAGTGGTTTGAAACAGAACCCACAGCATTTCCTAATCAATTTAAAACAATAGAAGAAAAACTAAGTCAGATTATGCATAAGAATGGAGCGGTAGCTAAAGAGTTAATGTCTATACAGTATTTATTAAAACATCCTGAACTGGCTGTGTTTATTAAGTATGATGATTTAGTTATAAATCCAGAAAAAGAATTAAGAAAAGTTTATACTTTTTTAAACCTTCCATACTATCAGCATCAGTTTACTAATTTAAATCAAATTATTGTAAATGGAATACCTTATAATGATAGCATTGTTGGAAAAAATATGCATACTATACGCACCGAAAAAGTAATGAAAGTAGAAAATGAATATAGAAATAAGATACCAGAAAAATTTATAAAAGCATATGGACACATTACCTTTTAAATTTATTTGGTTAGGACAAACAGTTTTAAAGTATCAAGTTCCTTTAGATATTTTTAATACTCTTAACGGAATTTACGAAACCAATTTTGTTAATCTTCCTGATGCTCATAAACAATTAGTGGGTAAAATAAGAAAAGAAAATTCTTTATTTTTTGGTGGTGCAGATAATAATAAAATGCACCGACATAATTTACTTCCTTCTTATGTTTTAAATTGGTTTGAAAGTAAATTTAGACATTATTTAGATTTTAATAAAATACATCCTTATAAACTTCATATGAATTCTATATGGATTAATGAGATGAAAGCAGGAGAATATAACCCTATTCATATTCATCAAGGAACTATCTTTACAGGGCTTTCGTCTGTACTAATTTTAAAACTTCCTAAAGATATGGGACCTGAATACGCAAGACCTGATCAACCTATGAATGGTAAACTTCAAATTATTGGTGCAGCTAACGGACAGTTTGTTAAATCAGATTATTCCCCGATTATAGAAGAACGAGATTTTTATATTTTTCCTTATGATATGAGACACTGTGTTTACCCTCATACCAATCCTAATGCCATAAGACGCACGCTTGCAGCTAATATGGATGTGGAATATAACCCCGTAGCAACAAGGACAGCAGGATGATACCTACAGAACCTACTTGGAGAAGTTATATCGCTGAAACAACTCAGCCTATTTTTTCACCTAAACAATGCCAGATGGTGATTAATAAAGGCATGAGTTTAAAAAAAGAAACAGCAGGAGTAGGCATGGGCAATCCTAAAGGAAGCGGAGTTGATCCTGAAAAAAGAATAACTACGATTAGCTGGATTCCTTTTAAAGAAATGCCAGAGATGTATCGTGATATTGAAAAGACCATGCTTCAAGCCAACAATAATCATTTTGGTTTTGATGGTATGCAATTAACCGAACCTGGTCAATTTACGCATTATCTTACTGGTGGTTTTTATGAATGGCATATGGATAATGATGTAATGGGAAAACATCAGCCTCCTGTTCGTAAAATATCCATGACACTTTTATTATCGGATCCTTCTACGTTTGAAGGCGGAGAATTAGAGTTTATGCAAAAAGGCAAAACTGCAAAGTTAAAACAAGGTCAAGCTATCTTTTTTGCAAGCTGGTTACAGCATCGAGTTAAACCGGTAACACGAGGAGAAAGAAAATCCTTAGTGATGTGGTTTGGAGGTCCTTCCTTTAAATGATTACAGAATACCATTTTCCAACACCTATTTATATAAAAGAGTTACCTAATGCTCTTCAGTTAAATCAATACTTAGAACAAAAGATTAAACAATGGAGTCAAACCGATCCAGAAGGTAAAAAAAGAACAAATGTTAATGGTTGGCATAGCACAACCGACATGAATTTAAGAGAAGAGTATAATGTTTTAACAAAAGAACTTTTTGTTATGCAAGATGAAATTTTTGCTAAAGAATTTTTAACACAAAAACCTGCCCTTGGAAATATGTGGGCCAATATTAATTATCCTGGTGGATACAATAGACCTCACTTACATCCTAATGCATTATTTTCAGGAGTCTATTGGATTAAAACTCCGATTAAATCAGGTAATTTAATGTTATATGATCCAAGACCTGGTGTTCATACCACCATGCCTAATCGTAAAGAAGGACAACTACCTTCTCAACTATGGAGAGAAATTCATTATGAACCTCAAGCAGGAACGGCTATTATGTTTCCTGCGTGGCTTTGGCATGAAGTGAGACCTAATGAAAGTAATGATATACGAATATCAGTATCATTTAATTTTTTACAACGATGAGCTTTAAAGAAAAAAAATACCTTGTCATTAAAAAAGCAATTTCTTTTGAACTAGCTAATTTTGCTTTTAACTATCTTTTACTAAAACGAGATGCAGTAAAATGGATGCAAAGCAATAATTACATATCAGAATTTACACCGGGGTTTGGGTCCTGGAAAGATAAGCAAATTCCCAATACTTATTCAATCTACAGTGATATGTTTATGGAAACGTTGATGATGAAAGTGTTACCTGTTATGCAGCAACATACGGATATGAATTTAATGCCTTGCTACACGTACACTCGAGTATATAAAAAAGGAGATGTACTAAAAAGACATAGTGATAGACCGAGCTGTGAAATATCAACAACCCTTCATTTAGGAGGAGAACCTTGGCCTATCTTTTTAGATCCTACAGGACAGAAAACAGTGGTTGATGAGCATAAACAGATACATAAACCCAATGCTCCTAAAGGTATTTCAATTGATTTAGAGATAGGAGATATGTTGGTCTATAGTGGCTGTGAGTTAGAACATTGGAGAGAACCTTTTGAAGGTGACAATTGTGCCCAGGTTTTTCTGCATTACAACAACATCGACGGTCCTTTTGGCACTCAAAACAAGTTTGATAAAAGACCTTTATTAGGCATTCCAAAGTAGTTGATATCTTTTAAATTATGTTATAATTATGGTATACGGATTTTTGTATGCTACAAAAGATAACTATTCAACCAGGTTTTAATAAACAAGTCACAGCCACAGGCGGAGAAGGCCAGTGGGTAAGCGGTGATTATGTACGCTTTCGTTACGGTTCTCCTGAGAAAATAGGAGGCTGGTCTCAATTAGGAGACAAAACCATTACTGGTCGAAACACAGCCTTACACCATTTTGTCAATGCTAGCGGAATCAAGTACGCGGCTTTAGGCACTAATCGATTTTTATATATCTATTCTGGAGGTGCATTTTATGATATAACACCTCTTAAAAGCACAACAACATTAACCAGTGCTTTTACAACAACCAATGGATCCACATCAGTTACAATCACGTTTGCAAGCGCTCATGGAATTACTGCTGGGGATATTATTCTTCTCGATAACTTTACTGCTATTACCGATTCTAATTTTAGTTCTGGTGATTTTGACGATTATAATTTCATGGTCACCACCGTTCCAACCACAACAACAATCACCGTTACAATGGGATCAGCGGAAAGTGGATCGGGAGCAACCACATCCGGTGGAATTCGAGTAAGACTTTATTATTCTATAGGACCTGCCGTTGAAGAATCAGCAGCGGGTTGGGGACTAGGACTTTGGAGTGGTGTTAAATTAGGAGTTGGAGAATCAACTTTAGATGGTGCTTTAACTAACGCATCAACGAGCATTGTACTCGACGACTCAGCCTCGTTTCCTGCGACAGGAACTGTAGTCATTGATGACGAACGTATTGCTTATACATCGAATACTTCAGGTACAGAAACTTTAGGAGGATTAACTCGAGGATCCGATAACACAACCGCAGCAGCACACTCGGATGGAGCAACCGTTAAAAACGCATCCGATTATACCAAATGGGGTGCATCGCAAACAGGAGATATTATTACGGCTCCTGGAGTCTGGACACTGGATAATTTTGGAAATAAACTGATTGCAACCATCGTCGATGGTGCAACCTTTGAATGGGACTCAGATGCTAGTGGAGCTACATCTACAAGGGCTACGATTATAGCTAATTGTCCCACAGCTTCAATACAAACTTTAGTATCAACACCCGATCGTCACTTGGTTTGTTTTGGTACTGAAACAACCATTGGAACAACATCAACACAGGATGATATGTTTATTCGTTGGTCGGACCAAGAAAGTATTGATGCAACAACTTCTTGGACACCTTCAGCAACCAACACCGCAGGTACGCAAAGGTTAGCAGATGGCACAAGAATTGTAGCAGCGATTCGAGGTCGTGATGCCATTTACATTTGGACTGATACTTCCTTATTTGTTATGAGATTTGTCGGAGCACCTTTCGTATTCTCCTTCCAGCAAGTGGGAACGAATTGCGGACTTGTAGGTAAGAACGCAGCGGTTGAAGTCGATGGCACTCTTTACTGGATGTCAGAAAATGGTTTCTTTAGATACACGGGTAAGTTGGAATCTTTAGCGTGTCTCGTTGAGGATTATGTTTACGATGATATTAACACCGTGCCTAAAAATCATATCTATGCAGGATTAAATAACCTCTTCGGAGAAGTAACTTGGTTCTATCCTGGTAGTGGTGCAGCATCGAATAACAGATCGGTGACTTATAATTATATGGATTCAACACTAGAAAGACCGATTTGGACAACAAGTTCTTTAGCAAGATCGTCTTGGTCTGATTCGCATATTTTTGGCAAGCCGCATGCAACAGAATATGATTCCGATGCAACCAGTGATGCAACGGTAGGAAACACTGATGGAGTTACAATATACTATGAACACGAAACGGGAACGAATCAAATTAAAGCAGGAGCTACAACGGCTATTGCCGCAAGTATTCAATCGGGAGATTTTGATATATCTGCAGTTCAAGGAGGAGGCGCAGATTTAAGAGGTGATGGAGAATACATGATGAAAATTAGAAGAGTGATTCCTGATTTTCTACAACAAACGGGAAGTGCAAGAGTGACTTTAAATTTAAAAAATTATCCAACAGATACGGAAGCGAGCTCCTCGTTAGGACCTTTTACGGTAGACTCAGATACCACAAAAGTAGATACAAGAGCGCGTGCACGTGCTATAGCCTTAAAAGTAGATAATACCAGTATTACACAACACTGGAAGTTAGGAACTTTTAGATTAGATATTCAACCGGATGGAAGAAGATAATGGGAATAGAAAAAGCTTTATTTAATGAACTCGATCTAAAAAGTGTAATAGGAAATTATTCTATACCTGATTTAAGAAGATTAGGTATTCTTCAACCTATGCTTTACAATGATCCTAATAGACCAGAAAATATTCCTGAAAGTAAAGATCCTAAAAATCCTAATGTAATAACTGGGGTTAATTTAAAAAATATTTCTCCTGAGCATTTAAAAGCTTTATCACAAGAGGATGTTTCTGATACAGAGTGGGAAGCTTATCTTAGATCAGGGAGAATGAGTCAAGAAAAATTACAACAAATACTAGATAGCATTAAAATTTATGAAGAAGGAAGAAGATAATGGCTAGAATAGTACAGGCGCTAACACAACCCGGAGAACAATATGATGAACAACTCCAACAATCGTTCGTTAGAGATGTAGACAGTATCATTCAAAAATTAAACTCAACGTTTCAACAAGATTTAAAAGATGAAGTAGACGCAACAAACTTCTTTATGGCATAATGGCAAATACATTTGTAAACAAAAAAGCAGATTTAACCGGTACATCAGCTACGACTCTTTATACAGTTCCGACTGCAACAACGGCTGTAATCAAATCCATTATAGTATCCGATGATTCAGGATCTGGTAGCACGATTACGGTGACAATAACAGACACCGATGACGCTGTTTTCAGTCTTTTTAACGTTAAATCCATCTCAGCCAGTGGAACTTCAGAATTGCTCAGTCAGCCTTTAGTGGTCGCGGAAAGCGAAATTATCAAGGTTACTGCAGCTGCTGCAAACAGGCTTCATGTCGTACTTTCAGCTTTGGAAATTAAACCAAGAGAAGTTACAACATAGTCTTGATTTATTAGTATAAATTAAGTAAAGATATAAACTCAGGGAAAAACCCTGCCTTTAAATAAATAACCAATATAACTATGATAACACGAGCACAGATTCGCAGACAATTACGTAAAAACGGTGGCATTATGAATGCCGTTCCTAGACAGGGATACCTTTTTGGAGGCGTCGGAGATTTTATTGGTGATGCTTTAGGAAAAGTTGGTAAAGTTGCAAAAAAAGTTGTTAAAAGTCCAATAGGTCAAGCTGCTTTAATAGGTGGTGGGCTTTATGGTCTTAACAAATTTGGCATAGGCCCTCAAAGCATGGGAAAAGGTTTTTTTGGTAAAATTGGTCCGGCTTTGTTCGGAGCTACAACACCAAATGTAAGAGCGCCTGGTATGCCTTCTTTTTTAGGAGAAACAGGTTTTAATAGAACTGGAGGACTTTTGGGTAAACTCGGTTTAACTAAAGGTGGTGGTTCTATGATGCCAACCGCTTTAGGTGGTATTACTGGAGCAAGCTTACTTACTTATTTTATGGCTAAAGGTAAAACAGAAGATGAAGCAGAAGAATTAGCACAAGACGTTTATCGAGGTAAAGGTTTAGGAATGGATTTAATTAAATCAGATATGCAAAAATATCGATCAGGAATTTTAAGTGCGTCGCAAGCACATGACAAAGGTTATCATTTTTTAACACCAAGAAATTATCTTGGAGCTCAAGGCGGAAGAGTG